AAAGGTAAAGATTCACAAGAAGTTCGAAGGCACAAAAGTTCCTACACCGGTGAAATCTCCTGCAAAGCCAGCAGCAAAAAAGAAAGGCAAAAAGTAAAAATCAGTTGACAGGTCAGGGTTAATGTAGTATGCTTAAATATACTATATTACTTGACCTGTTTTTATGACTGATTATTACAAAATTTTAGGTGTAGACAAATCTGCTTCGCAAGAAGACATTAAAAAGGCTTATCGAAAGTTAGCCAACAAACATCACCCCGACAAAGGAGGTGATCAAAATAAATTTAAAGATATTTCAGTTGCCTACGATGTACTAAGCGATCCGCGAAAAAGGTCAGATTATGATCTTCAACAACAAGGAGGGCCTCAGTTTAATTTTAGATCAGGCAATCCCGGAGGATTTGAAGATATATTTTCAGGTCATTCACCGTTCGGAGCACACTTTCATGACATTTTTGGACGGTCTCGGGGATTAAAAAATCGAGACTTGAACATACAATGTCATCTTTCGTTGTTAGATTCTTTTATCGGTAAACAGCTAGAAGCAAACTACACACTTCCGAGCGGCAAGGTCCAAAACGTAGTCATAAATGTTCCTGCCGGTATTGAAAGCGGTGATACTATTGCATACACAGGGCTCGGCGATGATGCAATACCAAATATTCCAAAAGGAAATTTAAAGGTAACTTTTATTGTCAAACCCGATGACCAATTCAAAAGAGTTAACGACGATTTATATACAACTGTATGCATTAATCCTATCGAGGCAATGATAGGATGTAAAAAGCAAATTAAAACTATCACTGGTGAATCGATGATGCTTGAGATTCGAGCAGGTGTCGAAACAGGAACAGAATTTGCAAAAATGGGGGCAGGATTTAAAAATGTTCATACTCAAAGAGTTGGAAGATTTGTTCCTGTAATTAAAATTGTAGGGTTAGCAATTACTGATCCTAACTTAATCAGATCATTACAAGACATTAATATAGAGGTTACAAGGACATCTTGACTGGTCGAAGCAATTGACATTGTTAAAAAAATTGTGTATTATGTTATAAACAAACTATAAGGAGTAATAATGGTTGAACCTAGTAATAACCTGCAAGAAGTTTTCGACAAAGCCGTTGAGTCTGCAAAGAAACTTCATCACGAATATCTAACAATTGAACATATTCTGTTGTCGATGCTCTCTGACGAAATGTTCAACAAAACATTAACTAGTTTTGGTTCAGATGTTTCTAAATTACAAAACAATTTGTCAACTTATTTAAACACGAAATGTCAAGATATTACTACACAAGAAGTAGTAGTAAAGCCAAAAAAGACTCAATCCGTTGAGCGTGTTCTTAATCGAGCATTTACACAAGTACTTTTTAATGGTCGACAGAAGATCGAATCTGCTGATATATTTTTAGCAATTATGGGTGAAAAGCGATCTTGGGCATATTTTTATATCTCTGATGCTAAAATTGACAAGGATCGGTTTGCAGACCATCTTAATAATTCTATCGACGACGATGACACGGAAGATGAAAGCCCAGTGAAAGGAAATGACAAAGCTCTAAAAGCGTTTACAACAAATCTCAATGAACAAGTTAAGAAGGGAAAAATTGACCCTGTTATTGGTCGAGTAGAAGAACTCGAAAATATTGCACTTGCGCTAGGACGCCGCAGTAAAAATAATGTTATTCTCGTCGGAGACCCTGGTGTTGGTAAAACTGCTATCGCAGAAGGACTTGCATTTAACATCGAGAAAGGAAGTGTTCCAGAATTCTTAAAGGATTATATCGTTTATAATCTCGATATTAGCGCAATGCTAGCTGGATCAAAGTATCGAGGAGATTTCGAAGAAAGATTTAAGCAAGTAATCAAGAGCCTTGAAGCCAAAGGAAAGACAGTATTGTTTATCGATGAAGCTCATATGATTAGTGGAGCAGGCTCTGCCAGTAGCAATGCTAATGATCTTGCAAACATGATGAAGCCGGCCCTTAGTAAAGGTAATATTAAAGTTATTGCATCAACTACTTGGGAAGAATATCGTAAACATTTTGAAAAAGATCGTGCATTGATGCGTCGATTCCAACGCATTACCATCGACGAACCAACTCAAGAAATGACGTTCCAGATCCTTAAAGGGATTAAAAAGTATTACGAAGGTTTCCACGGCGTTAAGATTAAAGACGATGCATTACATTCAGCAATTAAGCTATCTGTAAAATATCAAACTGACAAGAAACTTCCTGATAAGGCCATTGATCTAATTGATTGCGCTTGTTCACGGTTTAATTTAAAACTTGCAGAAGACAGAGTTATTTCAGAATTTGAAATTCAGTTTGAACTTTCAAAGATGATTAATTTGCCAGAAGAACAAGTTCGTGAAACAGAAAGCGATAGTCTAGCAACACTTCAAGACAAATTAGAACATGAAGTATACGGACAAGATACTGCACTTACAGAAGTAGTCGATAAAATTTTAGTCGCACAAGCAGGATTAAAACAAGAAAATAAACCTATTGGGTCATTTGTCTTTATGGGTCCTACCGGGTGTGGTAAAACTGAAACTGCAAAATCCCTTGCAAAGCATTTGGGTGTTAAATTACTTAGATTTGACATGAGCGAATATCAGGAAAAGCACAGTATTAGTAAATTGATCGGCAGTCCTCCAGGTTATGTAGGGTTTGAAGATAATGCAGGGTTATTGATTACTCAAATTCAAGAAAGTCCTAATGCTGTTTTACTGTTCGACGAAGTAGAAAAGTCACATCCAGATGTAACTACTGTGTTGCTTCAAATGATGGATAACGGATTTATTACTGGGTCAAATGGAAAGAAAGCAGATTGTAGAAATGTAATCTTAATTCTCACTACTAATGCAGGAGCACAATCAGCAGAAAAGAATTCTATCGGGTTCGGATCTCAAGAAAAAGATTATACAACAGAAGATCTAAACAAATTCTTTACACCAGAATTTAGAAATCGACTTGACGGCATTGTTAAATTCAACAAGCTCGGAAAAGACGTAATGTCTAAAATTGTTACAAAGTTCATCGACGAATTAAAAGAACAAATTAAAGACAAGGGTGTTAGAATTAAGATCAATAAGGATGCAGTTAACTGGCTCATTGAAAAAGGCTTTGATAGTAAGATGGGTGCTAGACCGTTGCATCGAATTATTGACAAAGAAATTAAAAGAAAACTTGCAAAAATGATGTTGTTTGGCGATCTTAAAAATGGAGGATGGTTAATGATCACTGTCGATAACGATCAGTTGTCATTGATTGCAAAGCCAAAGGTAGCTAAAATTCCATTGATTACCGACGATACAACTAAAGTAACCAGTGAAGTTTAAACAAGCAAATAAGCTGTTCTTAGGTAGGTACCGGTACAAAATTGTGCTGGTATCTCCCGGAGTACATGCATTTAGATCCGGAATTTTAGATCAAGCATTTAAACAATTATCAACTTTCACTCCTCATGATACTCAAGATCATCGATTTTATAACAAATATCTTACAGAAGATAACATTACATATCTATTCGATATATATGAAATATTACTATCTGCTACAAAATTTTCAGTAAGAGTAGAAACACCTTGGTTATCGATTTATTCTAATTCGTTAGAAGATATCAATAAATTAAAAGATTTAAATCTATCAAAGGTAAAATCAGTATATGAAACTCCGGAAAATTTATTGTTCGGTGAATGCGTGTCGAAGTTACCTTACGATTATAAAATATCAATAAAACGTCCAAGAGTAAAAGATGATCTTATTTCATTTTATGATTGGGCGATTACTAATAAAAACGTTAAGTTAACTAAGTCATGCAAAAGATGCTTAAAGGGTGAATCTTATAGCGTTAGTAGTTATTTTTACGTTAAGGGAGACCATAACCTTACGATGTGTAGGGTACATCTCGGGTCTTCCATCAAAAACATTGAAAAAATTGTAAATCAACTATCCATTGTATAACCAAACTTACGATAAATAATTTATCGTAAGTTTTCTTACGACTTTAATAAAGGTTTTAAGATGCGTATACAAGAACTATTAGAAAATAACAATTTTTCACTCTCCGAAAAAGACAACTTTGGTCTCGAATTCGATCTAGTCGAAGACATGACATTTTTTATGCAGCACGACGATGACGCATATCGACGCAATGTATATCCTAGTGTTGTTCGATGTATTAAAAGAATTAAATCAGGTAGTCCGGTTAGCTCTTCAATATTCGAAGATGCCGCAGTCGAATGTTACAAAGAATACTTGAAAAAGTATCCAATACGACAATTACCGACCGAGCTTGACGAAGAATTAACTACTAATATATGTGAAAAGTTTTATCAAGAACTCTGTAAAAATGTTGAAGAAGGGAAATACGAATGAAGATAAGAGAACTTATCAGCGAAGGCGGAAACCAACCGTTATCGAAACAAGCCAAAGCAGGTTTAAAAAATGCTATGACTACCCCTGATGCTAATAACAATGCCGGGGACGCATACAAATCTTATCGATTCGGGCTTGCATTAGCCGGTGCCCCTGAATATCCTACAAAAGCAACAAACGACATAGGCGGTGATCCGTTATTAACTCTTTATACAGACGAAGAATGGAAAATGGTTGACTATGCCGCAAAACAATCCAATGTCGGAAAAATTAAAAGATTAACTTCAAAACGTAGTGAAGAAATGGCTGACACTAATAAAGTTAGTCCTGTTGCTAAAATTAAAAAGAACAAATACGGAATATGAAACAGTATCGAATTACAACCGCAAATATACCAACAACTTCCGATGACGATTGTTATCTTTCACCTGACGACCCAATACACGAATTAATTGCTAGTCAAATAATGGGAGGTTTAGGGACACAATTTCGATTAGATGAATATCGTGCTAAAAACTCAGTACCTAATATCGAATGCGATAAAGGTCGATATCAAAGAGAGCATGATATTAAACCCGGAACACCTGCATGGTTTGAATTATGGTTTGGAGATAAAAAATGAAAATTAAAGAACTGTTAGGCGAAAATGCTTCCGCAGGCGCTACATCTACCGCAAGTATCGGAACTGTACCTAATCCTCATATTAGTCCCGGCAAAGCTCGAGGAAAAAAATCCTATATCGGATCCCCGGGAAAAAGCGGAACTAAGGCGCCACCACAACCTAAAATAGTACAACCAAAAAATTCTGATGGTACAGCAGTAAACGGGCAAGACATTAAAGGAGCAAGTTTGTTTGGCGGACCTCCTATAAAACGATAAATACAAAATAATTAATTATTGGAGTTATTCTCATGAGCAAGAAACCGCTTAACGAATTTGCACCACCTAGTGTAGATGGTCAAACTGATTTATTGCCACCCGGCGAAGTCGACAACGAAGGGGCAATGGCAAAAGCTGACCTTTATAAGTTAGCAAACTATAGTGTAAAACTATTTAAGAAAATTGAAGACGAAGATCAATTAGAATCTTGGGTTCAAGCGAAGATCACAAAAGCAGCTGATTATATTGCATCAGTTTATCATTATTTAGAATATGAACTAAAATTCAACGAATACGGTGCTAAATTAGAAAATAGTGATGTATATTCTGAAAGCGAAAAGAAAGAACTTAAAAATAGATTAAACGAAGCAAAAGAAATGCTTCGCACTCTTAAGTTAGCACAAGCTCAAAAGCTCGAAGAAGCGAAGAGTCCAAAAGCTGACAAGGATTATGAC